TCCAAACCCGGACGCTGAGAACCTGTCCAACCTGCCCCCTGGGTACTACTCCAGTGGGCTGGCCGGGAAGAGCCCGGATTGGGTCTCGGTGATGCTCTCAAACGAGTGGGGTTTCCTCGTGGATGGCCTGCCCGTGCATCCTGAGTATGTGGATTCAGTCCACTGCACCGAGGAGCCGATACCGGCAGACAACCGCTACCCACTGATACTCGGCATTGATTTTGGCAGGACTCCCGCCGCAGTGGTCACCCAGCACATCGAGGACATGGGCAGGCGAGTGGTGCTCGACGAGTTCACTTCCGAGGATATGTCAGCGGCGATCTTCGGACCTGAACTCAAACGCTGGCTCGACACGAACTACCAGGGGATGCCAGTGGAAGTCTGGTGCGACCCAGCAGGTTCAGCACAGGGGCAGGCCACCGAGGACACACCGATCAGGATCATGCGAGCAGCAGGCATCCCGGCGCAGCCCTGCTCGACGAACAATCCTGACCTGCGGCGTGCCTCGATAGCCAACCCGGCAAGGCGCATCTGCATGGACGGCAAGCCCGGCCTCCAAGTCAGCCCCAAGGCGAAGATGGTCCGCAAGGGACTGATGGGCGGCTTTTGTTATCGCCGCATGAAGATCGCAGGCAGTGAGCGGTACACAGACCTGCCGGACAAGAATATGTACAGCCACCCCGTGGAGGCGTGCGAGTACGCTCTGATGGGTGGAGGCGAAGGGCGTGACGCATTGATCCCAGCCAACCGGCACCGTGGTGAGCGCACGCAGACGCAGGCGTTGATGTAATGGGCGTTGACTTCTTCCGCGAAGAGACAGACTGGGAGCAAGCCCAGCGTGACGTGAACTCATGGGGCTACCCAAGGCCCGTCGAGGCGCTGGAAGCCGAGGCTGCATCCTGGGTACGCTATGGCGAGAACGTCCTCGTTTGGTTTTTGCAAGGCCCAGAGCCGGACAGTCTGGCGTTGCACGCCTGTGCAGCACCGGAGGCCCGTGGCAATCTGGGCACGGATCGTCAGATGACGGGGATCGAGGTGATCGGTGAACTGCTCGGAGCCACGCGGCTGTGGAACTACACCGGCCTTGCGGGTGAGCACCCTGGGATGCCGACAGAGTTGACGCGACGGTTTCTCTCTGCGCGTGGTTGGACGAATGCGGAGTGGGGAACCTACATCGATTTGGGGGTGAACTGAGATGGCGCAGAACTATAGGACCGGGGCTTACCGTGCCCCTGACCAGTATGTACACCAGACGCAAAGACAGACCGGGGCAGTGGCTGGCGCGGGCGACTACCACGGTATGTTCGGGACTTGGGCCGGGAACAGCGCTTCGTCGGGGGTGAACGCACGGTCTGGTGTGTATCTCGTGGGGAAAGTGGACTGGAACAACCTAGAGAACGTCCAGGCACACGCTGCGGGCCTTCGGGGGCTCAACAAGGTACAAGCGAGTAAGAACGAATATTGGAACAGGTCGAGGGCAGCGAATGACTGGGCCGATTGGAATGACAACAAGGCCCGGAGGGAGAGGGGCGAGGATGTTGGCTTGCTCCGGGTGCCCGCACATCGCGATATTCCACTGGCCTCGAGTCGGTTAAATGGTGATGGGTGGGATATCAACCCGTATTACTCGCAGGGGTTGGGGCCTAAGACAGTAGGCTCGCAGGCTGAACTGGAGAAACTGCGTTCATCGTTCTGGATGGCGCAACAGGACAAGTTTGACAATCGCGTGAACCAACTGAAAGCCATCGACGCAGCAGGTGGGCAGCAGGCTTATGACGATCTGGCAACGAGCAGGGCAGAGGCTGCTGTACCCCACAGCGAGTCTCTGCGGGCTTCAGAACTGACCAGACCTGTCGGTGGTGGTGGGCGTGGTGGTGGGTCACTCGGCTCCAGCCGTCATGTGTCTGCGGCTAGACGGGCCGAGGGTCCAAGGGGAGCCGCGCCCTCTCGTGGTGGCACGGTCGCGAGGAAACGATTGCGTGCCGCATCAATGCTCGGACAGCCACTGGGTGGCGGTTCACAATCAGCAGCCCAGTTGCTGGGCTGAAAGGAGAACAAAATGGCAGTTCTTGCTCCGTGGATCATGGCACTTTCATCCGTGGCTTCGACAGCTACGACGATTGCAGAGGCGAGGAAGAAGCCCACTCCGCCCGAGGTTCAAACGCCCGAGGCTCCTGCCGATCTATCGGGGCAAGCGGAGGTCACTGCTCGGCGTATGGCTGAACAACGCAGGCAACAGGCGGGGCAACATGGCCGGGCGAGCACGATCATGTCGGGCTCACCGCTGGGTCAATCTGGGCAGGCCAACACTTCGGCGAAGAAATACCTGACGGGAGCGTAGAGCATGGCGAAATCAGTCGAGGATTGCCTCCGCAAACTGCGGGAGCTTGAGGGCAGGCGCAGCACTTGGGACAACCATTGGTCTGAGGTCGCCAAGCTTGTGTGGCCTGCTGCGGATGAGTTCCTGACTGCCCGCACGCCCGGAGACAAGCGGAGCACAACGATCTTCGATGCCACGGCGGCACTGGCACTAGAGAAGTTCGCCGCAGCGATGGAGTCCATGCTGACGCCCAGGGCGCAGAAGTGGCACACCCTCAAGAGCACAAACGATGACCTGAACAAAGACTCAGCCGTCAAGAAGTGGTTTGAGGAGGTGGGCCGGATCATGTTCCAGGCCCGCAACTCACCGAAGGCAGGCTATTACGCTCAGATGCACGAGGGGTACAAGAGTCTCGGTGCATTTGGCAATGCGTGTCTGTTTGTCGATGAGCCCAAGGACGGTCATGGCGTGCGGTATGTGCAGTGCCATGTCGGCAGTGTGTTCATCGAACTCGACCCGGCACGCAAGGTGGATACCGTGTACCGCAAGTACATGATGAGTGCGAAGGCAGCGGCTCAGGAGTGGGGACGGGACAAGTTGCCGCCCAAGGTTGCTGTGGCTTTCGAGAGCGTGGACAACCACTACAAGCAGTTCGAGTTTCTCCATGTGGTCAGCCCCCAGATTGAGCAGGACCGGGAGCGCAAGGACTACCACGGGATGCCTTGGATGTCGTACCACATCAGCATCGAGGACAAGGCCATCGTCGACGAAGGCGGGTACGAAGAGTTCCCGTATATGTATGGCCGATATACGGTGAACCCCACCGAGATGTACGGCAGAGGCCCGGCCATGCTGGTGCTTCCCAGCATCAAAATGGCTCAGGAGATGCAGAAGACATTCATTCGCAGCGGTCACAAGATCGTGGACCCGCCTTTGCTGCTGCACGATGACGGTGTTCTGGGCACCGGCTCCAAGCAGGTCAGATTGACCCCCGGTGGGCTGAACTACGGTGGGGTCGATGCCCAGGGCAGACCACTCGTGGTGCCGCTCCAAACTGGAGCACGGCTAGACATCACGGAGGGGATGCTTCAGAAAGAGCGCGAGACCATCAACGATGCGTTTCTGGTGACCCTGTTCCAGATCCTGGTCGATCAGCCTCAGATGACGGCGACCGAGGCATTGATCCGTGCCCAGGAGAAGGGGCAACTGCTCGCTCCGACAGTGGGCAGGCAGCAGTCCGAGATGCTCGGGCCCCAGATCCATCGGGAGTTCAACATCCTTGGCAGGCAGGGTTATCTGCCCGCCATGCCTGGTGTGTTGGCTGAGGCTGAAGGCGAGTACGACATCACCTACGAGAGCCCGGCCATGCGGTTCCAGCGCAGTGAGGAACTGGTAGGCATTCAGCGGACGCTGGAGATCGCGATGCCGTTTGCTCAGGCAGACCCCAGCATCCTGTCGATCTTCAAGCCGGACGAGATCATCCGACTGGCGGCTGAGATCAATGGGGCACCCAGCGACATCCTGCACACGCAAGAGGAGATGGAAGAGATCGCCGCCCAGCAGGCCCAGCAGGCCCAGCAGCAGCAGATGATGGAGGCCATGCAGCAGATTGCCCCAGCAGCCAAGGATCTAGCCCAGGCGCAGCAGGCACTGCCAGCGGAGGCTGGCCTTGAGGGATGAACTGCTGGCCCGTGGGCAGGCATACAGGGAGATATTTGACGGTGAGAGGGCCAAGACCGTACTGGATGACCTCGCGAGGTTTTGCCATGCGAACAGTACGACCCACGTCGAAGGCGACTCGCATGGCACGTCACAACTGGAAGGCAGGCGTCAGGTCTGGCTGAGAATCCAGGGATACCGAGATCTAGTCCAGTCAACCGAGGAGCCCGCCACTACGGCGGAACAGTAAGGGGAACCGATGGCAGAAGAAGCAGCAGCACCAGAGTCCGCAGGAGCCTCTCTAACGGCTGAAGTAGTCGCCGAGGCACCGGAGGCACCCTCGTGGACCGAGGGCCTCGCAGAGGACGCTCAGGGCTATGTGGAGAACAAGGGCTGGACTGGCACGGATCAGATGCTTGATTCGTACCGGAACCTGGAGAAGGCGATGGGAGCACCCGGCGAGAGTGTGCTGACCCTGCCCAAGAATGCCGAGGATTCGGAGGCATGGGGAGCCGTGTACTCAAAGCTAGGTAGACCAGAGGATGCTGCGGGGTACGAACTCGCTAGCCGAGAGGTGCCAGAGGGTGGGATTGACCTCACCCCTGACCTAGCAAGCTGGGCACACGAGGCGGGTCTGTCGAAGACCCAGGCGCAGAGCATCTACGAAAAGTACA